AATGACAGGGTAAAAGAAACTACCACTACTACAGGCACAGGAACTATTTCTTTGGCTGGTGCTGAAACTGGCTTTGAGAGTTTCGTAGCTGGTATTGGTACGACTAATAAAACTTTTTATGCTATAGAATTACCAGGTAATGCTGAATTTGAAGTTGGCATAGGGACTGTTACTGATGCTAGCCCAGATACTTTATCCAGAGATACGGTTATCTCCTCATCAAATTCTGATAGTAAAGTAGATTTTTCTGCAGGAACAAAAAATGTTTTTTGTACTTATCCTGCATCTAGAGCTCCGTCTGCAAGTATGACGGCTTCAACTTATGCTTTTAATCACTCATCAACTTTGTCTGATGATCAAACAATTAGTAATGCAGTATTAGCAGGACCAGTTACAGTAACTGGAACTCAAACAATAACAGGAACGGTAGTAGTAGTTTAATGTCAAAGATAGAAGTAGATCAAATAGACCCTCAAAGCGGAACAAATTTAACAGTCGGTTCTTCAGGTGATACAGTCACGGTCACAGGAAACGTTGTTAAATCAAATGCTTTACAAGCTTCTGATGGTGGAAATTTAATTAGTCAATCTGGAACCACAATAACTTTAGGTGCTTCAGGTGATACAATTGCTTTAGCATCCGGTGCATCACAAACAGGATTTGGTAGAACAGGAACTGTTAATTGGCAGTCTTCAATTAAAACTGCAAATTTTACAGCTGTGTCTGGAGAGGGTTATTTTTGTGATACTAATTCAGTAGGAGCATTTACTTTAACACTACCAGCTTCACCATCTGTAGGTGATATAGTTGGTTTTAAAGATTATGCTGACACTTTTGCCAGTGCTAATTTAACAATCGGTAGAAATAGTCAACCAATAGAAGGCGGTTCTAATGATGCAATAATATCAGCAGGTGGAGTTGCTGTGTTGTGTGTATATGCAGATTCAACAAAAGGTTGGTTAGTCACTACTTCTGGAAATAAAAGTGATATGCCCACACCTTATAGTATAGATTTTTTAGTTATAGGTGGAGGAGGTGGTGGTGGATCTGCTGATGATAATGGAACTCACTCTGCAGGTGGTGGGGGAGCTGGAGGTTTTAGAACTTCAACACAATCAACTAGTCCTGGAGAAACCATAACTATTACAGTCGGAGATGGTGGAGCTGGTGGAGCAGGAGGATATGCAGCAGGATCGAATGGTGCTGCTTCATCTATATCAGGAACAGGTTTTACAACAATTTCCTCTGCTGGTGGAGGCGGAGGCGGAGGTTCTGGTGGAGCCAACGATAATTCAGGTAATGGTGGTTCAGGAGGTGGTGCTCACGGTAATGTAGGAAATACGGGAGGAAGTGGAAATACTCCAAGTACGTCTCCTGCTCAAGGAACAGACGGTGGTGATATAAATTCAGGATCTGATGGAGCTGGTGCTGGTGGTGGAGGAGCCACAACACAAGGAACTGATAATTCAACAAATGGTCCAACCGCAGGCGGCGCAGGAACTGCAAACTCAATAACAGGTTCATCAGTTACAAGAGCCGGTGGTGGCGGTGGCGGTGGAAACTCAAACATTAGTTCAGGTGCAGCTGGAGGAGCTGGCGGTGGTGGAGCTGGAGGCAATAGAGGTTCTTCTAACGGAACTGCTGGGACAGCTAACACTGGTGGTGGAGGCGGTGGTGGTCCTGCTGATAGCACCTCTAGTGGTAGAAGCGGAGGAGCTGGAGGAAAAGGTGTGGTTATTTTAAGTGTTCCAACCTCACGTTTTTCTAGTTCAACAACAGGATCTCCAACAGTGACAACATCAGGAAGTAATACAATAATACAATTTAATAGTACGGGGAGTTACACAACATAATGGCAAGTTTTGCAAAGTTAGGATTAAATGGTAAAGTTATAGATGTGCAATCAGTATCTAATAATGTTATAACAGATGCCAACGGAGTAGAACAAGAGACTCTTGGAATTGATTTTTTAACTGAATTAACAAATTGGCCGATTTGGAAACAGACTTCTTACAACAATAATTTTAGAAAAAATCACGCTTCAATAGGTTATACTTATGATGAGGACAGAGACGCATTTATACCTCCTAGACCTTATGCTAGTTGGACATTAAATGAAACAACTTGCACTTGGCAGTGTCCAGTAGTACATCCTCAAGATGGAAATAATTATGATTGGAACGAAGAAACACAACAATGGGATTTAAATGAGTAGTACAATTAAAGTAAATACAATACAAAATACATGTGGAGCAGACATCATAAAAGAGTCTGGTAACACGATAACTATTGGTGCATCTGGAGACACAGTAACTTTAGGATCTGGAGCATCACAATCAGGTTTTGGAAGAACAGGAACAGTAGATTGGCAAACAGGGAGTGTTAAGACATCTACATTTACAGCTGTGAGTGGACAAGGGTTTTTTGTTGATACAAACGGTGGAGCTATAACTGCTAATTTACCAGCGGGATCTGCAGGTGCTATCGTTTCTTTTCAGGATTATAGAAATACTTTTGATTCGAATGCTTTAACAATTTCACCAAACGGTTCAGAAAAAATAAATGGTGGAACAGGTGATGTTACTTTAAATACTGAAGGAGAAGGAATTACTTTAGTTTATATTGATGGAACAGTTGGATGGAGATCAATTCAAGATAATGTTTTTGCTGATGCGGGTAGTGATTTTATATCGGCTACAGGAGGTACAATAACTACATCTGGTAATTGTAAAATTCACACATTTACAGGTCCAGGAACTTTTACAGTTAATTCAATATCTCCTTGTGCAGCTAACAATCAAGTTTCCCATTTAGTGGTAGCTGGAGGTGGCGGTGGTGGATATTGTGCTGGAGGTGGTGGAGGAGCCGGAGGATTTAGAGAAAATAAATCTCCTGTTACTCCTTACACAGCGAGTCCTTTAGATGGTCAACCAAGCGCTCCTAACAGAGTCACAGTAACAGCAACAGCTTTTCCAATTACAGTTGGTGGTGGCGGAACTGGACAAAGTGGTCCTGGAAGTCAATCACCTGGAAATAATTCAATTTTTTCAACAATAACATCACATGGTGGCGGTGCAGGTGGAAACAGACCATCTCCTCAATGTGGAGCAAGTGGTGGTTCAGGTGGTGGAAATGCAGCAGATGCTTCTCAAGCTCCTGCTGGTGGTGCTGGAAATACACCTCCCGTATCTCCCGCTCAAGGTTTTCCAGGTGGAGCAAAGCTACCAGCTAATCCCCCTTTTAATGATGGTGGTATGGGCGGTGGTGGAGCAACAGCTGCAGGAGAAAATATGCAAAGTCCTTTTACTCCAAGCACTAATGCACCTGATGGTGGAGCAGGAGCAACAACTTCAATTACAGCAAGTCCAGTAGCTTACTCAGGTGGTGGAGGTGGAGGTGCATATGTTAATTGTGGACCCGCAACCGGAGGATCTGGTGGAACAGGTGGCGGTGGAAACGGAGCTACTCCTTCTGCATCAGGTGAAGCTGGAACAACGAACCGTGGCGGTGGTGGTGGCGGTGGTGGAAATGGAAGTGGTCCATTATCTCCTGGTGGAAATGGCGGTTCAGGTGTGGTAATAATAAGGTATAAATTTCAATAATTATGAGTGAAGTAAAAGTAAATAAAATAACACCAAGAACTGATTGTGGCACAACACAATTAGGAGATAGTGGAGACACAGTCACAGTTGCAGGTGATTTAAAATCAAATAGTTTAAAAGCAACTGATGGTGGAGTAATAATCTCTCAATCAGGGACTAACATAACTATTGGTGCTTCAGGTGATACTGTATCACTTGCAAGTGGTGCATCACAATCAGGGTTTGGTAGAGCAGGTTCAGTTGATTGGCAAACAACTAAAAAAACAGCAAGCTTTACAGCAGTAAGTGGTGAAGGATATTTTGTTGATACAACAGGTGGAGCGATTACAATGACGCTTCCTGCTTCACCAAGTGCGGGAGATATAGTTGCTGCAAAAGATTATGACAGCCAGTTTGCTACTAATAATTTTACAATAAATAGAAATAGTGAACCTATTAATGGTGGTAATGCCGTTAACCCAGTTATAAATACAGCTGGTACCTCTCTTGTATTGGTTTATGTAGATGCAACTCAAGGATGGGTGCCAACTCAAGATGATACTTCTTCAATAGTTGGTGAAGATTTTATGTCTGCATCAGGTGGAACTATTTCTACTGATGGTAATTTTAAAGTTCATACGTTCACAGGTCCAGGAACTTTTACTGTAGACTCTGTATCTAGTTCTACTGCAAACAATAATGTTTCTTACGTTGTTGTAGCTGGCGGTGGTGGAGCAGGTGGAGATAATGGCGGTGGAGGAGGAGCTGGTGGTTTTAGAGAATTTAAAAGTCCTACTGCAGGATGTTATTCAGCTAGTCCATTAGATGGTAATCCAGGTGGAACATCAATTACCGTAACAGCAGCTTCCTTTCCAATTACAGTTGGTGGTGGTGGAGGTGGAGGACCAGGAGGAAATGCAGAAAGTGCAGGTAGAGGTTCTTCAGGTTCAAATTCAGTTTTTTCAACAGTAACGTCAGCAGGTGGTGGCGGAGGTGGTACACACCCAGCAGGTTCTGGTGGTAATTCTGGTATTCCTGGTGGATCAGGTGGAGCAGGAAGACAAGGTGCGGGTCCTGGCGGCACAGGAAATACTCCTCCTGTAACTCCTCCTCAAGGAACTAGTGGTGGAACTAGTGGTAATACCGGTGGTGGAGCAATTGCTCAGGGTCCAGGAAATGGTGCTTCTTCAGCTATAACCGGATCTCCTATAACATATTCTTCAGGTAGTTTTCCAAGTGGTACAGGACGTGGAGGAACAAAAGAAGGAGATAATATTGCTGGTGGTGCTGGAAGTGGTGGACAAGTTATTATAAGATATAGATTTCAGTAATTGAATGATAATTAAAATTAATATATAAGGAGAAACATTATGGCACATTTTGCAAAACTAGGAGCTAACAGTAAAGTTATCCAAGTGTTAACCATGGATAATGATAAGATGTTAAATGCTGATGGCGTTGAAGATGAAACAGTAGGTCAACAATGGTTAGAAACACATAATAATTGGCCTGCACAAATGTGGATTCAAACATCTTACAACACTATAAGTAATACACACAGAGAAAGCGGAACACCTTTTAGAGGTAACTACGCTGGTATAGGTTATGAATGGGACGAAGATAATCAAATCTTTTGGCCTAAAAAACCATATGCATCGTGGGTAAAAAATTTAACAACTGCAAGTTGGGATTCACCAATTGGTGATGCTCCAGCATTGACAGCTGAACAAACTTCACAAAATCAAGCTGGTACTAATAAATGGTATTATGCCTGGAATGAATCAGGCCAATCCTGGGACTTGACAGATAGAATGGCATAATTTACAAAGGTATGTGGTATGCAAAAGAAAGTATTAGCTGAGATAGCATTATATTATGGTGATGTGGCAATGCCCAAAGATTGGGACATTGACCGCGATAAATTACAAAACGATATTTTAAAATCACACATTATAGACTCACCTTTTCCATTTTCACGAACATTTGATATGTTAAACACTTATATGAGAGATCATATAAATTTAGAATATGGATTTACTTTAGTTAATAAAGAAACATGGGGCAATATGTATAAACCTAAAGAAACTACAATCCCTTTACTGAATATAGATCCAGTGGATTTGCGAAACTCTCCTGATTACACATTTCTTTATGGTGTAAATGTAAAAGATTGTATGGTTCGAATACACTATGAAGATAACAGACGTAAAGGAAGAAGTTGGGACATACCTTTAGAAAATAATAAATTTATAATGTTTCCATCAACTAATATGTATTATATCACAAACAACCAGAAAGACAGTTTGAATTTTATTCAAACCATAACTTATGAATACATATAAAAATTTTTTACCAAAAGATGTTTTTAAAAAATTAAAAGATATTATGATGGGGTATTATTTTCCTTGGTATTTTAATGAACACGTTAATAAACCAGGAGATGAATTTTTTCAATTTACTTTTATGTTTGTAGATAATGGAGAATATAGGTGCTGGAAAGAATGGCAAGATCTTTTATCTCCGGTATTAAAAAATATTAAACATAAAAAAATAAATAAAGTAAAAGCAAATTTATTAACAAAAACAAATAAAATAATTGAACACGGCATGCATGTAGATCAAGAAAAAGGTACTACAGGTATTTTGTATTTAAATAATAACAATGGATATACAAGATTTAAAAACGGTAAAAAAATAACTAGTGAAGAAAATAAATACCTTGAGTTTGATTCTGCATTAGAACATACTGGTTCTTCTTGCACAGATCAAAACAGAAGGGTTGTAATAAATTTTAATTATGAATCTAACTAATTATTATTGGTATTTTAGTGGTGTGCTTACACCTAGATTCTGTGATGACGTTATACAATATGCATTGCAGCAGAAAGAAACAATGGCCAGGACTGGCGGATATGGTGATAGAAAATTAAAAGAGGATGAGGTTAAAAATATGCAGCGTAAAAGAAAATCTGATCTGGTATGGCTTAATGATACGTGGATATATAAAGAATTACATTCATATGTTCATGAAGCAAATAGAGCTGCTGGTTGGAATTTTGATTGGGAAAGAAGTGAGTCTTGTCAGTTTACAAAA